GGCAATTAATTGCGTACGATGGGGACGTATGATGCTTTACTCGAGGAATATATACATTTTTTGTATTCTGATGATTCTTTATCAGTTATACCAATCTATTATACTTCAAACGTAGATATACATCAAGAACTATCTAAGTATCACACTGAACTGATTGAGTATAATAAAATCAAAGCTAGAACTAAAAAACATGATTTCAATAAATTAGAGTCTATACATGCTAAATACAATGAATCAATTAGTAAGTCAAGAAGATTATCTATAGTTGTTTATGCATATGGTAAACATGATGCTGTAGAAAGAAAAATAGTTAAGTATGCTACTAAGAAACCGTTAATTGCTGATTTAACTGCGAATGAATTAGATTATGAAAATAATAAATTGACAAAAGACCTTTACGACGAAAAAAGCTATACAGATTACTTAATGGATCCTGCAATATCTACATCTTTAACGTCAAATTTAAATGCGTGTATGTTCACCATAGAAACAGAAACTAACGAGAAACAGCGAAAGAGGTACTATGAATTATTTACAATAGTGGCTTCAACTTTACATCATTATGGGATACCACGTCATGACTCAAAATATAGATATACTTATGAACAAATGCGAGACAAGCCATATTATATTGTTCCGTGGGCTAACTCAGCTATAGAAATGTTAATGTCAGTAAATAATCATGATGATTTTGTAATAGCACGAGAATTAATTACTTACTCTTTCTCAAATAGATCAACATTAGCGAAAATAGTGTCATCACCAATGTCAATTATGACTGCATTACTAGACATAAATGGTACTTTTATCACTGATGAGTCACTACAGTTACAATATTCATCAAAAATGATTAAAGCGCTTGTTACAGATGAAGCAAAAAAAGAACTCGAAGAAATGTTACAAAAAATGATTGACTTAGGATTAGTTGATATTCCTAATATATTGTTATCATGGATTGAGAATCCGAGGCTTGATACATTCCACAGAGTTGCAAATGTATATTCATGGTCGTTTCATGTAGGATATAGGAAGCAGTTAATGCAGGATGCTGTGCAAGATCAGTTGTCAGTTGAATACTCAGAGAATGTTGATAAAACTATGTATGATGAGTACTATAATTACATAAAGGAAGATTACATCCGTATGCTTAAAGATGACGTTATTAAATCAACGACGATTCTTAAGCAGCATGAACTAGCTGGCCTTTTATCTATGTCGTCAGCTTCGAATGGAAAGAAAATGGAAATAAAATTTGGAAGTAAAAAATTGTTTACTACAAGGAAAAATATGCATGTTATGTCTGACGTATCTTCTGGAAATTATAATTCATCAATAGTTCCGCCAGTTGATGCAACTAGCCCAATACCGTTAGGTAGAAGAGATGTACCAGGTAGAAGAACACGCGTAATTTTTATACTTCCGTATGAATATTTTTTAGCACAACATGCCATAGTAGAGTTGTTACTAAAGCAAGCAAAACATACTAGAGAATTTTCCGAATTTTATTCGTCAGCAAATCAATTACTGTCCTACGGTGATACAATGAGAGAATTAAATCCTTCAACTATTATTATTTACACTGATGTGTCACAATGGGACGGCTCGCAGCACAATACTCAACCATTCAGGAAAGCGATTATGGCAGCTATGCAAGATTTACAAGCATATACTACTGATCAAAATGTTGAACGAGCGTTAAATAAATATTATGAAACGCAGAGACAGTTGATGAATTCATATGTCACAATTGATGATAAAATTATTCAATATGGCGCTGTAGCGTCAGGTGAAAAGCAGACTAAAATAGCTAATTCTATTGCAAATTTAGCTCTAATAAAGACTGTACTAAATAAATTATCTGCAAAATACACATTTAATATTAAGTTAATAAGAGTTGATGGTGATGACAATTATACTGTAATTGAATCACGCTCTCAAGTAACCCAAGAGTTATTATCAAATTTGTCAAAGGACATTAAGGACACTTATGCACTTATGAACGTTAAAGTTAAAGCTTTAGTATCAACTACCGGACTTGAAATGGCAAAAAGGTACATCGCGGGAGGACGTATTTATTTTAGAGCTGGTATTAACATTTTAAATAATGAGAAGAGAAATCAACAAACTGCTTGGGATCAGGCAGCCATTTTATACGCATCATATACAGTTAATAAATTAAGAGGATTTATAACCAATAGAACATTCATACTCACAAAAATAATGCAGATGACATCAGTTAAGATATCAGGAGTATTGCGAATCTTTCCAGCTAGTGATGTTTTAACATTAAACTCAACTTACAAAGTATTTGATGAAGTTGACTACGCTGTTAATTATAAAGTTGATGCTGATTCATTAATGCTGCAGAAGCTATTAATCAAAGTCTCTCAGTCAAGATCAAAGGTTGCTGATGAGATTTCCAAATCGCATATTTTTTCAAATTACGTAAAATATATTTCAACTATGTTATTAAAAATACCAAATAAAACAATTGAACAAGGTTTAGCTAAGACTGAGAAGGCGAAATTAAATTCATATCCACCGATATCATTAGAGAAGAGAAAAACACAACTCGATACACTAATTAAAACACTGCAATATCCGATTATTTATGTAGGCGGGAAAACAACACTAAACGATGTTGTCTCAGTCGTTGACCAATATGTAGAATATAAGAGTATTGATCCAGAGAAGAAGTATAGAAATTACTCTCCAATGTTGCCAACTGATATAAGTGAAGTTATTACAGTAATTGGTTCACGACTATCATCTTATGAAGACCATGCTGGTAAATCCGCTATAGCAAAATTAATTTCTACTTATTCAGTCTACAGGCCATCAATTGAAGAACTATATGCTATAATTACGAAAAGAGAGAATGAAATTAAGCTCTACATGTTATCACTTTCTGTGCCATTACAGGATGTTGATGCTTATATAGCATCTCAAACGTATAAAAGAGATAAATATCTTATTTTGCAGTCATATGTTTATGATTTATTATCAATAAATTATGGTGCTTATCAATTATTTGATTTTGAATCAGAATTTTTTAGTAAATATATAACATATGTAGCTATGTCGAAAGTTCCGAGTGCAGAATTTCTAGTAGGGACGTACGTAAAATTGAAAATTATTAATAGATACCTCACAGAGCGAAAGTGGTACAGTGCTAATATTACAATACCTAAACACGAATATATGAAAATAAATAAATTAACGTGGGAGATTTCTTCAGTTCGATCACCATACACATCTGCGAATTTCTTCCAAGAGTAAGCTGCAATAATGTGACC